GTTACTGCAGGGAGTTTAGAATGGCACTTCAGTTAGCATCTCCAGGTATTCGTGTAAGAGAGGTAGATCTAACCCGTGGCGGCGTAAATGCAACACTAAACGTCGCTGCAGGTATCGCAGCACCTTTCAAAAAAGGTCCTGTAAATGAGATTGTAAGAGTTACAAATGAAAAAGAATTAGTAGAAGTATTTGGTGGTCCTGGTGCAGGTCTAACCGACTACCATTATGAAAGTTGGTACGCAGCATCAAACTTCTTATCATATGGTGGTCAACTAGATGTAGTTAGAGCAGGTGGTGGGGAATTAAACAACTCAAATGCTGGTGTTGGTATTGCATCAACAACCACTTTACGTGTTGATAATTTTGATGACTATAACAACAATCACACTTCGGATAGTTCTTTCTACTGGGCAGCAAAAAATCCAGGAAACTGGGCAGAAAATTTAAAGGTATGTGTAATTGATGCTTCTGCAGATCAAAGAATTTCTGGTATTTCAACAACAGTAGTTGTAACAAGTGGAATTACAACAGGATCTCATGGTATTCAAGTTGGTTATGCAGTAACTCAAGCACTAAGTGGAGTTTCTATTGGAATTGGAACAACTGCAGCAGCAAGCGGATATCTAAAAGGTGTTGTTACTGCAATTGGTGCAAGTTTTGTTGATGTAAAAGTTGTAAGTTATGTATCTGGTCTTGGCACAGAAACTGCAGTAGATTATCAAGCGGGTTCACTATACCAGTTTACCACTGCAAACATCGGGTTCTCATCGGCAGTCATCGGTGATGTTGGTATTATGACTGGTGGTAAGTCATTAACAGACTGGTACGATCAGCAAAATGTTTTAACAAGTGTTGCTGATGGTGGATCGGATGCAATTACACTTTCTTGGAGATCAGTTCTTGCAAAACCAGGAACAAATTCATACGTTTCTCAGAGAAATGGACGTAATGATGGATTGAATGTTGTAGTCATTGATGCAGCAGGATCTGTAACAGGAACTGTAGGAGCAATTCTAGAGAAGTTTGGCAATCTTTCAAAGGCAAAAGATGCTGAAGTTTCTCCACAGAAATCAGTCTACTACAAAGATTATCTTGCGTCTAATTCACAATATGTTTATGCTGGTCTGTCTCCAGTAAATTCAACTGATGCGTACTGGGGAACCAGATCACGTCCTTCTGGGTTTAGCAGCGGTGTTGTTCCAATTACAGCAGCAGCAAGTGCTTGGGGTCAAGATGCTAAGGATATTAACTTCTCTTCACTAGGAAACGCTGCTTATAGACTAACTGGTGGTAAAGATTATCAGGGAGTTGGATACTATGATGCTCCACTTGGAGATCTTCTAACTGCTTATGATAAACTCGCCGATCCTGTAAACAGTGACATTAGATTCCTATTACAGGGTGGTGCTTATAAGTCAAAAGAAGAGGAGCAAGCAAAAGCAAATAAACTAATTTCAATTTGTGAAGCACGTAAAGACTGTGTTGCATTTATTTCTCCAAACAGAGATAGCGTTGTAAATATTACAAACGCAAGCACACAACTTACAAACGTTCTATCGTTCTTTGCACCACTTTCTTCATCCTCGTATGTTGTATTTGATAGTGGTTATCAATACGTATATGATCGCTTCAATAAGCGTTTTACATATATCCCTTGCTCAAATGATGTAGCAGGTCTATGTGTAAGAACTGATAGAGATCAATTCCCATGGTTCTCACCAGCAGGATCAAACAGAGGTTCTCTAAACTTTGCAGTGAAACTTGCATTCAATCCAGGTCAAGATGCAAGAGATAGATTGTATTCAAACAGAATTAATCCAATCATTGCATCACCTGGTTCAGGAATTATTCTCTTTGGAGATAAGACTGGACTATCATTTGAAAGTGCATTTGATCGCATCAACGTAAGACGCCTATTCATTACAATTGAAAAGGCAATTGAGAATGCTGCTAAGGCACAACTATTTGAATTGAACGACGCTGGAACTAGATCAAACTTTGTAAATATTGTTGAACCATACCTACGTGATGTTCAAGCGAAACGAGGTGTAACTGAATTCCTTGTTGTTTGTGATGAAACAAATAACACACCTGACGTGATTGATCGTAATGAGTTTATTGCTGACATCTACGTGAAGCCAGCAAGATCGATTAACTTTATCGGTCTAACGTTCGTAGCCACGAGAACGGGAGTTTCGTTCTCCGAAATCGTCGGCACCGTTTGATAATAGGAGGACAAAACAATGCCATTACAGAACACAAACATTTTCAACACTCCTAATAATGAAAGAACAATTGACAGTTTTAAGTCAAGACTTGTTCAAGGTGGTGCTAGACCAAACTTATTTGAAGTAGAAATGAATTTCCCATCGGGAAATGGAATTTTTGATGAAATCGGTGATACTTCACATAGAATGTTAATCAAAGGTGCTCAACTTCCAGCATCAAATATTGCTGAAGTTATCGTTCCTTTCCGTGGCAGACAACTTAAAGTTGCTGGTGACAGAAGATTTGATCCATGGACAATCACTGTTATCAATGATGGTGACTTTAAACTAAGAGAAGCATTTGAAAAGTGGTCAAACTATATCATTAAAGTATCAGATGGTTCTGGTACAATCAATCCTGCAGACTATTTTGCAGACTGGGTTGTAACACAACTAGGAAGAGCAGACACTGTTCCAACTCCTGGTAGTCAAAATGCCGCTCCACTTCCAGTAAAGCGTGCATATAAGATGCACGGTTGTTGGCCAAGTTCAGTTGGTGCTATCGAACTTTCATATGATAGTGCAGACGTTATTGAAGAGTTTCAGGTAACACTACAAGTTCAGTGGTGGGAAGCTTATACGGGTTCAAACACCGATTCCGTAGTCTGATAAATAGACCAAAGGGTTTTTTATAATAATGGCGAAACTTTTTGGTTTTTCGATTGATGACGAAGAAAAGAAGTCTAAAGGCATAGTCAGTCCAGTTCCTCCAAATGATGAGGACGGGGCTGACTATTATCTTTCTTCAGGATTTTATGGACAATACGTAGATATTGAAGGCGTTTTTAGAACGGAATTCGATATCATTAAAAAATATCGTGATATGGCATTGCATCCAGAATGCGATACTGCCGTTGAACATGTTGTAAATGAAGCTATTGTTTCTGATCTCAATGATAGCCCTGTAGAGATTGATCTTGATAATCTTCAAGTAAGCACTTCTTTAAAAAAAGTTATTAGAAATGAATTTAAATATGTAAAAGATTTATTGGAATTTGATAAAAAATCGCATGAAATTTTTAGAAATTGGTATGTTGATGGAAGACTGTATTATCATAAAGTAATTGATTTGCAAAAACCTGATGAGGGTATCAAAGAAGTAAGATACATTGATGCTTTAAAGATGAAACTCATGAGAGTTCGTCCTAATGATAAAAAAGCATTACCAGCAAGACCTTACAATGAGGATGTTACTTCTACTAAAGATGCTGATGTAGTAGAATTTTATACTTACTATCCAGAAGGCGTTGCTCAGAAGTATGGATCAGTATCTGGTAAAGGAATAAAAATTGCAAAAGATGCAATTTGTCATGTTACTTCTGGTCTTGTAGATAGAAACAAACATCTAACTCTTTCATATCTTCACAAAGCAATTAAAGCACTCAATCAACTAAGAATGATTGAGGATAGTCTTGTTATCTATAGACTATCTCGTGCTCCAGAACGTCGTATTTTCTATATTGATGTTGGTAATCTACCAAAGGTAAAAGCGGAACAGTATCTTCGTGATGTTATGTCTCGCTATCGCAATAAGTTGGTCTATGATGCATCAACTGGTGAAATCAAAGATGATAAGAAATTCATGTCCATGCTAGAAGATTTCTGGCTTCCAAGACGTGAAGGTGGTCGTGGAACAGAAATTTCTACTCTTCCTGGTGGACAAAATCTTGGGGAATTAACTGACGTTGAATATTTCCAGAAGAAACTTTACAGATCTCTAAACGTTCCTGATAGTAGAATTGGAGCAGATAGTGGATTTAACTTAGGTCGTTCATCCGAAATTTTACGTGATGAACTGATGTTCAGTAAATTTGTGGGTCGTTTAAGAAAGCGTTTTAGTGCTCTATTTTTAGATCTTCTAAAAACACAACTCATCTTAAAAAACATTGTTACCCCAGAAGATTGGGAACAAATGGCAGAGCACATTCAATTTGATTATATTTACGATAATCATTTTGCAGAACTCAAAGATACTGAACTAATGAATGAGCGTCTCAATTTGATGGTTGCTATTGAACCATATATTGGAACATATTATTCAAGAGATTATGTAAAGCGTAAAGTTCTTCGCCAAACAGATGAAGAGATCATGGAAATGGAAGAAGAAATGGAAAATGAAAATGAGATGGGTATTGGTGTTCCGTTAGAAACTCAAAATGCAATCATGCAAGGTCAAATGCAAAACGATCTAGGCATGAGGCAAATGGAACCAGATCTTGAAAAGAAAAAAGATGGCGGTTCAACAGAAGCACCGACAATAAACATCAAAAAAGCTAAGATATAAATAAATACAGGCATTTTTACAAATTATGGATTCTGCAGAATTAATTGATATGGTAGTTTCTGATGCTCCGTCATCAGAAGTTTCCGATTATATCAAAGGTCTTTTGTTTGCAAAAGCAAGTGAAAAGGTTGATGCTCTCAAACCAGCAGTTGCTAATGGTTTGTTTGGGGCAGAAGATGAAGTTGAAGTTACTGATGAAATCGAAACCGAAGAGGGAGAATGAGCGCATCACAACCACTAAGTCTTGTGCAAGACTTTGGAGAACTTACATCAAATAATACCACGTCTAAAAATTCAAGTCCACATATTGTTAAAACTGGCATTTTATATATTTGTATTAATGATGTTGGAAAAGGAGCACATATTGGAGTGTGCAATACCACTTCAGATCCTATCGGAATAAAATCATTCCACGTAAATCCAAGTACAGATTTTTTGTATAGATACGCTCATCCAGCTCAAGCAGTAGTAACTGGCATACAAACAGGAACTACAACTACATTAACTTTAAACCATCCTGATACTAAAATTAAAAAGGGTGATTATATTACTTTAGTTGGTTCTTCTGTTGCAGCATATAATAATGCAATTTTTCATAAAGAAGTATTGAATATTTCTTCTCCACAGCAATGGAATGATTATACTCAAACAATTACAGTAAATGTAAATACCACTGGAATTATTACTGCATTTGCTGGAATTGCAACGGTTGGAAAGTCTGTTGTATTTGTTATGGCACCAGAAACTTCATCTGGATCGACTGCTCATTTACACGAGGTTCAACTAGGATGAAACTAATTTCCGAAGAGATCGAAGCAGTAGAAGTTATCACCGAAGAAAAAGGTGGTAAGAAAACTCTTTATATCCAAGGACCATTTCTTCAAGCTGAAGTAGTCAACCGTAATAGACGTTGCTACAAGCTTGATACAATGATGAATGAAGTAAAGCGTTATACTGAAACCTTTATTGATAAAGGTCGTGCTCTTGGGGAATTAGGTCATCCAGATGGTCCACAGATCAATCTTGACCGTGTATCACATAAAATTGTTTCATTAACGCAAGAAGGAAATAATTTTATTGGTAAAGCACAAATTCTTAGTACACCAATGGGTAAAATTGCATCTTCACTCATTGGTGAAGGTGTAAAACTTGGTGTTTCTTCTAGAGGAATGGGATCCATCTATCAAAGAGATGGTATTAATTATGTTGGTGAAGACTTTATGCTTGCAACCGCTGCTGATATTGTAGCAGATCCTTCTGCTCCTGATGCTTTTGTTGATGGCATCATGGAAGGAAAAGAATGGGTATGGGATGGTGGAGTTCTACGTGAAGTCCAATGTGAACAAGTTAAGAAGACAATAAATACTTTAGTAGACAGGGACATCTTAGAGGCAAATAAACTACGTCTCTTTGGAAACTTCCTATCAAATCTATAATTTATAAATAATAACAGAAATTCTAGGTATTCTCGGAAAGAAAAAATGACCGTTAATAACGAACTACATGAGATGGAAAACCAGGTAACCCGTGGTGCTAAGGCTGCCGATCCAATGCCAAAGGCACCAAATTATGTACCTGACGCTGGTTCTATCGAGAATCTTGGCGGTCCAACTCCTCAGAATTCAAAACCAACTGATGACAGCAATAAGATGAAGACACCTTCTGCATCTTTTGCTCAGTCTGGCGATGTTCAATTCAAAGGCGCTTCTGGTAAAGTACAACTACCAGGTCCTGCTGCACTAAAAGCATCTGGATATGGTCGTGGTGCTAACGAAGAAGTTGAGCAAGAAGAAGAGGAAGTAATCGCTGAGACTGAAGAACTAGAAAATCAGGTTGAAGAAACACCTGAGGAAGAGGAAGAAGAATTAGATCTTGAAGAAGATGTAAAGGCACTTCTAGAAGGCGAAGAACTTTCCGAAGAATTTGAAGAGAAAGCAAAAACAATTTTTGAAGCAGCGGTTCGTTCAAAGCTTGCTTCTTTAAAAGAAGCACTTGAGAACCGTTATGCTTCTGCTCTTGTTGAGCAAGTAGAAACAATCAAGAGCGAACTAACTGAGCGTGTTGATTCATATCTAGAATATGTTTCTAATGAGTGGATCAACGAAAACGCACTACAGGTTGAAACAGGACTAAGAGGTGAACTCTCGGAGTCCTTTATGACAGGTCTCAAGAACCTTTTTGAAGAGCATTATGTAGAAATCCCTGAAGAAAAATATAATGTTCTTGAGGCTATGGTCGAGAAACTTGATGAAATGGAGACAAAACTCAACGAACAGATTGATACCAATATCGCTTTGACCAAGCGTTTATCGGAATCTGTTTCGGACAACATCCTAGATGAAGTAAGTGAGGGTCTTGCTCTTTCCCAAAAGGAAAAGTTAGCAAGTCTTGCTGAAGGTGTTGAGTTTGATAGTGAGGAACAATACCGTGAAAAACTTGTTACGCTACGTGAAGCATATTTTGCTTCAAAGCCTGTAACCAATTCACAAGAAGTCAACTCGGAAGACGCAATTGCTGAAGATGTTTCTCCAGCGATGGCAGCTTATCTAAATGCGTTGACTAAGTTCAACTGATTGATTTTTTCGTAAACACTAAACACTTTTCCCAAGACGGAGCAAACTACCATGTTTAATTCTGCTGCACTGCAGAAGAAGTGGGCTCCTCTTCTAGAGGCAGATGGTCTTGATACAATCAAGGACAGCCACAGAAGAGCAGTTACTGCCCAACTTCTCGAAAACCAAGAAAGATTTCTAAGAGAAGAGCGTGCTTTCCTAACTGAAGCACCTCCAACAATCAATACTGATCCTTCCGCAACTGGCAACCCAGGTTTCTCGGGTTCAGCTGCTGCTCCAGTTGCAGGTTTCGATCCAGTTCTAATTAGCCTAATCCGCCGTGCAATGCCTAACTTGGTCGCTTATGACCTAGCAGGCGTTCAGCCAATGAACGGTCCAACAGGTCTCATCTTTGCGATGAGAACTCGTTACGACAACCAGAGTGGTACTGAAGCATTCTTCAACGAACCAGATTCTGCATTCTCTGCTCAGAACAGTGCTGCTTCACTAACCCAAGGTGACTACACTGGTGGTTCTGACGATGGCGCTAGTGTTGGTTTTGGTACAACTGCTCAAACAGGAACCAATCCATCAATCCTAAATGGTGGTTCTGGTCTTGACTATAGAACAGGTCAAGGTTTTAGCACTCAGGCACTAGAAGCACTAGGCGATAACTCAACTTCAAACGACTTCCGTGAGATGGCTTTCTCAATCGAGAAAGTTAGCGTAACCGCGAAGTCAAGAGCACTCAAGGCAGAGTACTCGCTAGAACTAGCACAAGACCTTAAGGCAATCCACGGTCTTGATGCTGAAGCTGAACTAGCAAACATCCTCAGCACTGAAATTCTTGCTGAGATCAACCGTGAGATCATCCGTACTATCTACAAGGTTGCTAGAACAGGTGCTCAAACAAACGTTGCAACCGCTGGTGTATTCGACCTAGATGTCGATTCCAACGGTCGCTGGATGGTTGAGAAGTTCAAGGGTCTAATGTTCCAGCTAGAGCGTGATGCAAACGCTATCGCACAAGAAACTCGTAGAGGAAAGGGCAATATCATCCTTTGCTCGGCTGATGTTGCTTCTGCACTTGCTGCTGCTGGTCAACTAGATTACACCCCAGCACTATCTGCAAACCTAAACGTAGACGATACTGGCAACACCTTTGCTGGTACTCTAAACGGTCGCTT